TCAGAAAAGCTGCCCGGCCGACGGCTCCCAGTTCGTGATCACCAGCTCGTGACTCGTCTCGCGCCTGGCGTCGGCCGTGCCGACTGTGTAGGTGATATCCAGGGCGAGCGCCGGCAGCCCGGCGAAGGCCTCGCGGATCTCCGGATGGTCGTTGATGCTCACCATCACCCTGCCCTTGCAGCTGCGCATGATCCTGGCCAGCGCCAGATATTCATCGAAGGGAAACGACACGCCATAGCCCTCGGTCTTCCAGTATGGAGGGTCAGCATAGAAGAAGGTATGCGCGCGATCGTAGCGCGCCAGGCACTCAGCCCAGGGCATGTTCTCGATCGTCGTACCGTTGGCCAGGCGCAAGTGCGCGGCCGACAGCGACTCCTCGATGCGGAGAATGTTGATCGTCGGCGACGTGGTCGCGGTACCGAAACTCTGGCCGGCGACGCGGCCACCAAAGGCGTGGTGCTGCAGGTAGAAGAAGCGCGCCGCGCGCTGGATGTCGGTGAGCGTGGCCGGCTGGGTGTCCTGCAGCCACTTGAACACCTGGCGGCTGCTGAGCGCCCACTTGAATTGCCGAACGAACTCCTCGAGGTGGTGCTGCACCACGCGGTACAGGTTGACCAGCTCGCCGTTGATGTCGTTGATCACCTCGACGGGTGCCGGCACCGGCCGGAGGAAATAGAGCGCAGCGCCGCCGCAGAACAGCTCGACATAGCACTCGTGGGGCGGGAAAAGCGGGATCAGGCGGTCGGCAAGGCGACGCTTGCCGCCGATCCAGGGAATGATGGGAGATGACACAGGGCTACCTTTCGCGTAGGCTGCGGCCCGCCGTGTGCACGGTGGCGGCGCCTTGGCCAGATGCAGGCAGCCCCTGCGGAAGGCGGCCGGCTCGGGTGCTCTAACACCCTTGCCGGTCGCGCCGTCTTTACTTCACCATCACCACGGCCGCTTCGCCATGACGCCCACGAACCAAGTGTTTCGCCCCGCGCCGAAGTCGTAGCTGGCGTCGCCGGCGATGGTGAAGCTCTTAATGTCAACCACTGACTGCGACGCAGCCAGGCGCACAGCGCGGCCGTCCTGGTTCTGGCCATAGCCGACGCCGATGTAGCCGCGCGGATTGAGGGCGAGCCAAGGCCGCTCCAGGCGCTGGTCATAGACCTTTGTCTCGCCGGTACCGAGGTCGGCGACGCTGGTGATCCGATGCGGGTACAAGTCCGCCGGCAGACTGATCGACGCCGTGACCTGTTGATTCGGGTTGTCCTGAACCGCCTTCGGCATGTCGAGCTTCTTCTTGGCCGATGCGGTGTAGACCTTCACCGGAGCGCAGGGCCGGGTCTCGGTTCCGACGTTCTTCAGCTCCGGCGCCGTCGTGGCCACCACGGCCTCGCCGATCGGCGCGGTCGGGCGCTGGCCAAGCCAGAGGCCGATGCCGACGCCCAGGCCGAGGGCGACCACGAGGCGCGCCACTTGGTAGAACAGATCCTTCAGCATGACAGCACCTCGCTTGCACGTTGGTAGTAGGCCAGCCGATCCTGGTACCCGTTCGCGTCGCCAGTCACCTGCGTCTTCCGGCCACGATTGATCACGTCGGATACGCCGTCGAAGTCGCCGGCATCGGCCCACTTGTTAAGGTTGTGCTCGCGCCAGAACCAAGCGGCGGAACGCGCTGCCCACACTGGTTGCTCGAGCGTCTCCGGCGCGGACAGCAGCCGATCGGCGTAACCGAACAGAGCAAGCGAGCAGTCGCGATAGTTGGCCCGGCCGGTGATCTGGATCAAGCCCCGACCCCTGAATCGGCGGCCGTCACCAGGTTGCGTGTTGCCGAGATCCGCGCGGCCCTCGTAGGCCGCGCCGCTGGCCAGCTCGCGCACGTAGCGGAAGCTACCGGACTCGTGCGCGATCTGCGCCAGGAAGGCCGCCTGGCGGCGTGGCGTATCGATGCCGAAGTCGGCCATGGCATCCGTCAGCGGATCAAGGAAGACGACAGCGCGGGCGCCGGCGGCCGGGACGATCTTGCGTAATGTGGCCAGGTCCATGATTACTGCACCCGCCGATCCACCAGGTACAGCAGCGCGACGGCCATCAGCAGCAACGGCCCGCCGATCGGCGCGCCGGCGGCCACGGCGACGCCGCCGGTAGCGGCAAGCGCCCGCCAGCTGACGAGGCCCAGGAGCCGCAGCAGGTGGCCATTCCAGGCGCGCACGTCGAGCTCGGCGGCGGCAAATATCACGCGTGCCAGGATGTACAACGCGGCAAGGCCGCAAGCGATCGTGATGAGGTTATTGACCATTGCTTTGCCCTCCTTGCGCGAAACCTGCCGCACGCTTCAGGAACAGTGGGATCAGCATCGGGCCGCCCGTGCCGATCACCAAGGCCATCAGCAACCTCAGCGGTGTGGCATCGGCGCCGCCCAACTCGATGGCCAACCGCGCTGCTGCGAGCGGCGACCCGTAGCCGGCAAACAGGCTCGACAGCGCCACGGCTGCCGCCGCCCTGCCCCGCGTGTCGACAGTCGGCAGCCAAAACGAAACGAGGATGGCCGCGACCATGCCGAGCAGCAGCGCATCGAGCTGCGCGCCCATGATCGTGCCGGTCAGGCCGATACCGGCCCCGACGATGACGCCGGCGGTGGTGGAGTGCGGTTCTGGCATGGCGTTCCTTTCCCTGAGGTTGATTGTTTATCGGCCGACGGCTATCCAGTTGAGCGTGCCAACCGCCAAGACTTGCGCCGCGGTCAGATTGAATCCGTAGCTGTTTAGAACTGTGGTGTTGGCCGGGGTAGTGCTGTTAGGCACCGGTGTCCGACGCTTGATGACTGCACTCTGGTCTTCGAGCGAGCCAGTGACTTGACAGTTGTAGACTCCGTCGGTGGTCTCTGTAGCCGACACAAAGAGCGCTGTCTGGTCAAATGTGAGATTGGAGCCGGATATGGTTCTTGTCCAGCCGCCAGTGCTGTGATTCACGTCGGCGGAGAAAGTCTGTGATATCCCGCCGTAGCTGTATCCAGCCACTATCCCGCCGCCGTTGTAGTTTGAATAAGCAGCGACGCTAGTGCCGCCCATACCCTTCCCAGTGCCGCTGTAGTACAGGAAATGTGTCTGGTTCCTACCCCGCCAGGAGTAGACGATCTCGTAAATTTCACCGGAGCCGGTAGCTGCGCCGAATGTTGATCCAACGGTGTTTGACCCAGTCGTCGACTGCACCGCAGTCGACACATTTGGCGCGGTGACGGTTGTCTGGGAGTAGGTGTAGGTGATAGAGCCAAACAGCGTGCCGTTCGTATCGAACTGCTCGGCCGTGATGCGCCACTGCCAAGCTGCAGCGCTTGGGAAATCGAACGCCACAGAGTCTGAAACCGCGTTGAACTGGGCGCCCATCGCCACGGTGCGCCATGCACCAGGCACCCAGGCCGAGCCACTCCAGTATTCGACACGCCAGCGAATGCTGCGATAGTAATATTGCCCTGCGCCATTGCCGCGCTGGCTGGTCAAGGACACTGCCGGAGTTATCTGATTGCAGTTGGCTGGCGTGGTGTAGCTGGCCGATGTCCAAGTATTGGCGGCGATCGACCCTGAAGTCTCATTGACTGCAGTGACTCCAGTGTTTGAGGCTAGGCTGAGCGTAGCCACCGCATTGAATTGCCAGCGCCCTGACCCCGCTGTGACTTCCTGGAGCGAAAGCGCCTGGCACTGGATCGACTGATCCTGATTGCCATAGGCCGTCTTGTAGAGTCCGAGACCGGCCGGCGACACCATGACGCGCGGCTGCTCCTTCCAGTAGCCCGGAATAACGATCGTGTCGTTGTTGTTCGCCGTTCCCGCCTCGATGCGCGACAGGTAGTTGTAAGTGACGTAGCCGGTGCCGGCGATGTACTGCTTGAACAGGATCTGCGCGGCCGTTAGGGACACGAAATCTTCGGTGGCGCCGACAGCCGCATAGACGCGGATCTCGCCGGCGCCGTCCAGCTCGACGGTGCCGCCGCCGAGCCGCATGATCACGTCGGCCGGCAGCGATCCAGTCTTCAGATTGGCGATATCGACGTTGCCGCCGATCAGCACGTCCGAGTTGAGCAGCGTCTTGTAGACACCACCGCCGGTATCGACCACGGCGAACGGATACTTGTCGCTATCCGGCGCTTTGATGGCAAAGCGGTCGGCCAGCAGCTCGATCCTGTCGGTGCCGCTGCCATTGGTCAGCAGTGTGTTGATCTCCGCCAGCTGAGCAGCCGGATCGGCAGTGATGCCACGCACGGTGACCATCAACTCGCTCGACAGAGTCATGCCATCGGTGCCGAACACGTCGTAGCAGCCGATGCGCACGTAATACACAGCGCCGGCGACCAGGCCGTAGTAGAAGTAGACCGGCTCGGTCCCCTCGTAGACCGGCGGCGTGACGGCCGGATCAAACCCAGTCGTGGTCGACGCCCACACGCGACAGCCGGCGTAGTCCGTATCGCCAGGCTGCGCGCACTTGATGGTCAGACCTTCCATGAGCGGCAGCGCGCTTACGGCCGTCGGCGCGCCGATCTGCGGGTTGTTCACCTGCAGCACAGCAGCGGTGTCCGAAATGCCTGTCTCGGTCAGGGCGTAGACGCGGAATTCCAGCGTCCGCCATGGCCCGCCATCGGCCTTCGCATCCTCGAAGCTGTACTCGAAGCGCGTGTCGGTGGTGTCGGTCGTGCGACGCATTGCCGTGGCTGCCCACACCTCGACGCGGTAGCCCGTGGCGCCCGCCATGGATACCCAGGCGATCTTCGCCGAGCGGCCGGTGAAGGGCTGCTCGGCATACAGCCCGCCGACGCCGCCGACCGGCGCACCGGCGATCGTGTAGGTGGTCGGCGTCAGGTCGGCCAGGTCCTGCACCCCGCCGCCATAGATGTTGTAGGACCGCAGCTTGACGTAGATGGTCTCGCCGACCATCGAGCGGTCGAAGGCGTACTTGAACACCGCGGCATCGAGCCGGACGAAGCGGCTGTTCTGCGCATGGATGCCGATCGGCGTGCCCCAGGCGCCGCGGCGCAGGCTCGTCAAGTCGTAGCGGCTGGCGCCGGTCAGGGTGGCGTCCTGGTAGCTCACCAGCTCGCCATCGACCCAGCATAGGGTGTTCAGCAGATCGCGGTCCTGCAGCGTGCCACCGAGCAGCACGCCCCGCGATACGCCGAGGTCGACGGCCAGCGTCGAGGTGATGTCCGGATCGCCACCGACCGGCAGTTGCGCCGACAGGATGCCGTGCCGGGCCGGGCCGGTGACGCGGCCGATCTTCTGGTAGGTGGCATTGTCGAGGCTGATCCAGACCTCGGCGCCACCCCAGTTGTCGCCGCCGCTGGTGGCCAGCCACAACTCCGGACGGCTGGCCAGGGATATCGGCGGCTCAAAGATAACCGGCGCATTGGCGTTGCCGGCGGCGACGTTGAAGTCGACCGTCGCGCCATTGCCAGCTTGCGTCGTCACGCGCGCGGCCGTGGCCACCGCCCAGGGCATCTCCTCGGCCGTGATGTCGAGATCGCCGTCTTCGCTCTCGTCGATGTCCTTGATCCGCACCACCTTGCGGTTCAGGCCCAGGGGCGCGTGCGTCAGCGTGACGATGTCCATCGGCTCCAGGCGGGAGTAGCGCCAGCCGAGCCGGAACTGGTACTCGTTGCGGATGTACAAATCGCGCCGCATCACCAGGTCGGCGACCTCGTCGGCCATCGTCTTGCGGCTGATCCAATGCATGCGCAGTGGGTCGCGGGACCGCAGTCCGAACTGGGCGATGTTGGCGGCATCCTTGGCCTGGCCGAGGTCGGTGTTGTATTCCAGGTCGACGTTCTTGAACTCGACCTGGACATGGTTGTAGGCATCTGCCGGCGCGGTACGCAGGACGCGCACCGGATCTTCGCCGGACTCGGCCATAAAGTCGTCGTCAGTCAGGTCGTAGGCCGGCGTCAGGTCCGGGGTCCAGGTCACCCCATAACGCGTCACTTCGGTATCGCCGTAGGGAATGACCTTCAATAGCCCTTCCGACCACACCACGTCGGAGTTGGTCATCCGACACAGGTCGCGCACGTGGTCCTTGGTTGCCGACTGCTCGGTGAGCGCCGGCGAAACGAAGAAGCCCGAGGCGTGGCAGTAGGCGCGATAGTTGGCCAACGAAGCCAGGCGGTCGGCCGGGAAGTGCGCGCCGTTCAGCGGGTCGGTCAACATGTCGGACAGGACCTCGTCCGGATGCGCATCGCCCATCGGCACGCCGACCTCGATCTCGCCGATCGCGCGCGGGCCGATCACCTCGAAGCTCAGGTTCGGCATGTTGCCGCTGTCGCCTAGATCCAGCGCGCCCGAGGCCACGTAAGCCAGGCCGGAGTAGCCCAACGCATCGTCCGGGTGGTTGCTGGTCAGGTAGGGCCAAGGCGTCTGCGGCATGGCGCCGTTGAAGAGCGTGAGGCCGAGCGCGGCGAGGCTGGTCTTGTCCTTGTTGCTCCAAACGCGCCCGATACCGCCGACCACGCCGGCGCACAGACCGATCGCCTGGGCGCTGGTGTAGGTGTAGCTCGTCGAACTCATGCCGCCGCCGCCACCGCCCTTGCCGCCCATGTCTTGCATCGAGACGTGCGGCGTGGCGATGAAGTCGTTCTGGTAGATCAGGTTGCCGGCGATGCGGTTGGTGCCCCACAGCAGCGGGATCGCCAGGCCGTAGGCGCTGGAATTGATACGCAGCGATGAGACGCGTGGCGTCTCGGTGCTGATGGTTTCGCCGCCACCCATTACCGGTCACCCCATACGGAAAAGAACTTGCGCTCGCGGCCCGCCAGGCGGCCGCCATCAGGATCGCCGAGCGTGACTACCCGCTCCGCCAGGTAGGCATGCACGATCTCTTGCGGGCCGGTGAAGATGCCGGCATGGCTGAAGCAGCGGCCGAAGCGATAGACGACGATGTCGCCGAGGCCGGGCGCCTCGATCTCGTCGGCGTACTGGCGCACGCCGTTGAGCAGGCGTTCTTCGTCACGGTGTCGCATCCAGTCGGGCGGGTAGTAGCCGGTATCGATGGCCGGGCACAGGCCGCAGGCGTGATAGACGCCGATCAGGAACTGGATGCAGTCGACGCCCGCACCCTTGATGCGTGCCCGGTGGTGCCAGGGCGTGCCCTTCCAGGTCAGCGCTTCGGCGATCACGGCGCGGCGTTCGGCGGCCTGGCTCATATTGCGACCTCGGGCATTGGCACGAACGGAAAACCACGGTAGCGCGGCTTGTTGGCGAACTTAATGTCGCACGTGGTGCGCTGGCCGTCGCAGCCCGGCCAGACGAGGAAGGTATCGCCTACCGTCACGTCATTGGGCAGCGGGTAGGACAGGCTGAGCTTGCCGGTGACGTACTCGCGCACGGTGCGCCGCACGCCGGCATTGGCGCCGGAGGTGAACAGCACCTCGCCGAGCGCGTGGTAGTCGTCGGGGTCGGTCAGGTTGCAGAACAGCACGCTCTGGTTGCTGCCGGCCGAGACGCTGCCGGTATCCTCGTAGGCCGCCCGTGCTTTTCCGCAACCGGTATCGAACAGCTGATTCAGGCAGCCCGGCTGGTACAAGTTGCGCGGCATCTTGGTGTCGAGCAGTTCCAGCGCCGATCGCACCTTCAGCTCGCCGCCCGTCGTCGAGGCCTGCGTGTCGGCAACGCGGCCGAAGAAGGCATTGAGCGTGCCGACGATCGCCGAGCCGGGGTCCGCCGCGTAGGCATACTCCAGATTCAGCCAGGCGCCATCGAGCGCGCCGTTGATGATCGCTTCCTTCCAGGGCACGCCGTTGATGGTGTGCCGATCGTCGGCGTACACCGTGACATCGAGGTCGTCGATCTCGATGCCGCGCCGGGCGCGAATCCGGCTGCGCTTGAGCAGTGGCGCCGCGGCGCCGAGATAGACGTTGCCGCCCCAAACGGTGTCGACCGCGGTGTTGGTGTAGCGCAGCACGCCGCCGCTAGCCAGCGAGAAGCTGTACAGGTCGCAGCGGGCAATGCGCCGGGTGCTGGAGAACAGGGCCTGCAGCTCGGGCGTTGCCGACTTCATGATTCGTCCTGCACGGTGACGAACTCGACCTTGCCGGCCGACCACAGGTCTTCCATGAACTGGTCGAAGTCCTGCTCGTCGCGCATGAAGCGGCAGCGCCACAGGAATGCGCCGGTCCAGGTGAGCGCCTCGCCGACCGGTGGAGCGGTGACGAAGCTGACCAGGCCGCCAGCGCTCACCGAGCAATTGGCCGGCTGCACCTGCAGCACGCCGGCCTTGTAGATCAATACCGCGCCATCGATGGCGGCGATCGGCTCGATGAAGCTGCCGAAGCTGCGCACCAAGGGGAACTGCGTCTTGACGCCGTCGCCGACGCCGAACTGCTGCGCCGTGACCGTGCGGTCCTTCAGGTCGCGGTAGAGGAAGTTGTCCCAGGAGCCGCGGCAGGTATTGAACAGGCCGACCAGCTGCTGCAGTTCGTCGAAGCCGCCACTGGCGCGCAGCACATCGAAGGCCAGCCTGTAGCGCCAGCGCGGGCTGGTCATCAGCGTCAGGCGCAGCTCCTTGCCCGAGGCCGCCTTGCGCGTCAGCGTTTCCCAGGCCGGCGTGCGCGTGACATTGATCCGGATGCCGGGAAGATCGGGGAAGATCAGGTTGCTCATTTTTTGGTGTAGCTCCGCTCCAGTTCCTTGAGCGCCTTCTGCAAAGCGCCGCCGTCCTGCAGGGCCCGCAGCACGTCGCGGCTGTCCATGGCCTTGATGGTCGGCGAGAACACGATGCCGCCACCGCCGGAGCCGCCCTGCCCGTCTGGCGCGGCCAGGCCGCGGATTACGTTGGCGTACTTCTGCGGCAGGATCATTTCCTCCTCGTGGGTCTGCACCATCGGGTTCAGGCCCTTGGGAATGTCGTAGCCGCGCGCGGCCGACTTCTTGCCGCGCATGCCCATCACTGCCGCGTAGATCGCGGCCATGGCGGCCAGGGCGAGCACCGGGCCGACCCAGGGGATCGAGGCCTGCGAGGCGGCGGCACCGGAGCCGGCCTGCACGGCGTTCTCGGTCACCACGGCCGTGGTCTCGCTGGCCTTGATGGTGGCGTTGGCCGCTGCGGCGGTACCAGTCGCGGCCGTGTCTTCCGCCAGGAAGCCGAGCTTGATGGCCAGCATCCGCGCCTGCGAGGCGATCCACTCGGCCATCGGCTTGGTGATCAGGTTCTGCACGAAGGCCTGATAGACCGACTGGAACACGTTCGCCATTTGCTGGCGCCAGGTGGTCGCCCGGGTCAGCATGTTGTTGGTGGCATTCCCGAACGATTGGCCGATGCTGTCGAACATGCCCTCGCCGTTGCTGCCCTCCTGCTTTACGGACTGGCTGAGCTCGGCGCGCTGCGCCTGATAGTTGCGCTCGACCTCGAGCATCTGTTCCTTGATGCGCGCCAACTCGGCCGGCGAGTTGTTCGGGTCGTTCTTGGCCAGCTCCAGGCGCTGCAGCAGCGCCTGGTATTCGATCTCGAAGCGCCGCTGCGCGAACTGTTGCTCGAGGGTTAGCAACTGGCGCTTGGTGATCTCGCCATTGGCGCGCGCGAAGTTGGCGGCCTGGCGCTCGGCCTGCACTTGAGCCAAGGCCGCGTTGCGGCGGTGCTCGATCGCCACGCCATTCAGATCCTGCTCGTCCTTGACCGCCTGACGCCGGATCTCCAGCTCCAGCGTCGCGGTGCGCTTGGCGATGGTGGTCCGGTCCTTCGCTGTCAGCTCGAGGTTCGCCTGCAGCTCGCGCCAGTAGGCCAGTTCCTGTTCCTTGCTGAACTGACGCAGGACATTCTCCTGCTCGTACATGTTCTTGATTTCGGCCAGGCGCGCCTCGTAGGTCGCCATGAAGCTGGGGTCGGCGGCTTCCTTGCTGGCCTTGACCTTGTCCGTCTTGACCAGGCCGCCGGCGCTCTTGCCGCCAGTGCCGGCCGTGGCGGTCGGCGTGCCCTCGGCGAAGAGGTTGTAGATGCGGTCGCGCGTGCTCTGCGCCTTGCTGGCCATCTCATCGAAGGCCTGCGCCCAGGCGCTGGAGATCGTCGGCCCGATGCCCCGGATGGCAGCGGCAGCGCCATCGAAGTCGCCGACCAGGGCGCGGCCGATTGCTTCGCCCAGGGCGCGGATAGGCTCGGCGACGGTGACCACCATCGCATTGAGAGTTTCCCACAGCACCGTCACGCCCATGGTCACCGCGTGGAAAACCGAGACCAGGCCGCCCACGGCGCCGCGAATCACAACCACCGCGGCCGGGCCGATGGTCGCGAACCAATTGGACAGATCCGTCAGCACCGGCAACAGCGCGTTGCCGATGGTGGTCATGATGCCCTTCAGGGTCAGGTTCGCCTTGTCGCCGGCGTCGTCGTAGGCCTGCCAGGCCGCAACGCTTTCGACGCTGGCCACCATGCCCAGGGCGCGCATCTGCTCGGCCGTCTCGGCGACCGCCTGCTTGTTCATCAGCGCCAGGTTCGAGGTCATCTCGAAGCCCTTGCCGAACATCGTTTGCCCGGCGATGGCGCGGTCGGTGCCGGCTTTATAGCCGTCCAGCACGCCCAGCGCTTCAAGGGTCAGGTCAGTCAGTGGCCGCAGCTCACCGGCCGCGTCGCGCGTCTTCAGGCCCATCGCCTGCAGGCCGGCTTCGTTCTCGCGGATCTGCTTGGCCAAGCCCTTCGAGGCGCCGACGAATTCCTCCTGCGAGGTATTGCCGGCCTCCAGCGCTTCGCGCAACACCGAGGCCTGGCTGGCGGAAATGCCCATGGCCCGGCCCAGCTTGGTGCTCTCTTCGGTGAACTTGACGGTCTGCGCAACCGCTTCCTTGAACACCGCGCCGCCGGCGAGGATGGCGCCAATGGCGACGAACTTCGACTGCAGCGCCGCCAGCGGCCCGCTCATACGCGTGAAGGCGGTCTCGCCCTCGGCGCCGAACTGCTTGAGCTGGGCGCTGGCTTCCCGCAGCTTCTGCCGGAACGGCGAGATATCGCCGTCGAGAACGATTTCGGGGCGGACTTCACTGCCCATAGTCACAGCCCCAGGAGGTCGAGCATTGGGTCATCGGGTCGCCCTTCGATCACCGGCAAGCCGGCGGCCATCGCTTCGCGCATTGCCTCGACGGGCGTTTTTGCAGGCGTGTGCACTTTCGGCTCGGGAATGCCGAGTGCCAGCGCGATGCGCTTCAGCTGCATCGACGCCGGCGGCACCGTGCGCCAGTGCGTGGTCAGCACCAGGGCTTGCGGCAAGGTCACGCATTGGTCGAGGTACTCCCAGGTCCAACCGGTGCCGCTGACGAGGACGGCGTAGAACTCGTCCCAATCGAATGCGTCAGCAGCGCCACCAGTTTTCCCAGGTCGGACCCGCCAGCCTCCATCGTCGGCAGGGCATTGACGCGGGCGATGCGTTCGACCACCGGGCCGAGCTCCCACAGCGGCACGGTCAGGCGCTCGATGGTCGCGGCCTCGGCGCCGAGGCCGAGGGCCAGCACCTTGATCAGGTCGTCGTAGAGCGTCTCGTCGATCTGCCACTCGGCAAAGCGCCGCGAGCAGCGGATCAGCGCCGGCACCATGACGCGGGCGACGCCCAGCGGCACGGCACGCACGGCGAAGACACGCCCCTCGAGCATCACCGTCTCGACCCCGGCCAGGCGCAACAGCGCCCGGCGCGATACCAGGCCGCGCACGAAGGCGGCCAGGCGCGCCAGGCGCCCGGCGCCGGGCAGCGGGGCAATTGCCAGCGCGGCGCTCATCTCAGAACAGGCAGATGTAGCCGACGTTACCGGCCGCGTCAGCGAAAGCGGTCGCCTCGAAGTCATTGACCGTGAAGTCATCGGACTTCATCGGCAGCGACAGCTTGCCGGATACGGCCCGGTTGAGCTTCAGGACCAGGTTCTTGCCGTCATAGCCGTTCTGCAGCAGGCAGGCGAAGCTCGGCGTGTAGCCCATCGTCTCATTGGTAATGGTCCAGATCTGACCGCCGGCGGCCGCGCTGTACTCGTGGCTGATCAAGATCGCATCGCCCTCGTCGGCCGCGGCGAAGGTATAAACGCCGGTGCCCACGTTGACCGAGTACTGGCCTGTGGCTGGGGCCGACTCGACACGCATCAGTTGCGCGCCGGTCGTCGCATTGAAAACGCCCAGGTCGGCCACGAAGGTGCCAGTGCCAGGCGGGTCGATGGTCAGCGTGTAGGGGCCGGGGTTCGCGGGAATGACCGCGGCGGCGTCCAGGACTGCCGCCTTGATGCCGACCGTCGCCGCCTTGCCGAAGAACAACGAACCGAGAATGCCACCATCGATCTCGGCGTACTTGGCCTTCACCTCGATCTTTCCCTTACCCTGCCCAATCGCGATCGGATAGCGCTTCGAGCCGTACAGTTCCTTGATCTCGACCGAAAGGTCAACGCTGACGTCCTGCATGCTGGCCAGGACTACGGGAGTCGGTACGGCAATCACCGAGCCGTCGGCAAGGTGGGTAGGGACTGCTACGAGTTTTCCGGAACCGAAATTGATCATGGTGTTTCTCCTTTAGGTGATTGACCGGGTCAGATCCCCCGGCCGGACGAAGGCTTGCATTTGGTAGCGCGCCGTCAGCTTTCCGGCAACGCGATCGGCGCTATCGCTTTGCGGGTCGGTTCCTGTGCAGCGCAGTCCGCGGCCGAGCGCGGCCAATTGCGCATCGGCCATCAGCCGGGCGTGCACCTCCATGTGCAGCGCATCGACGGCGGTCTCCCACTCAGCCACGGCACTGACCTGGTGCTCGATATCGAAGCCGATCAGCGAGCGCTCGGCGTTGTTGCCGAGCACGTCACTAGATCCGGATGCGCGATGCACATTGATGCCTGGCAGTTCGTCGTCGCCGAGCGCATCGACACGCCCGCGCCAGACGTTGCGGCCGGCGCTGGTGGTGCCGTTCAACACCGCCTTCACGCGCGCCAGAATCTGTTCGGTAACCGAGGCGCTCATTCGACGTAGATCCTTCCGGCGCAGATCAGCAGCTTGTATTCGTTGCTGGTCTGGACCCAGGCGCGCAGCTCGTACTGCACGCCGGCGACGCCGGCCTTGATCGGCTGCAGCACGCGCGCGCCATCGATGGTGGCGTTGCCGTTCAGCAGCGCCGAGGCCGTGGCATCGACGCCAGACCGTACCAGGACCTCGACGGCGGTCACGGTCTGCAGGGTTTCGCCGGTGTCGAGTTCGTCGGCAAAGTTGAAGGCCAGCACCAGCTTTTCGCCGGCGTACTTGTTCGGGAAGTCTTCGGTGATCATGCGTACACCTCGAAGCGGCGGCTGGTGGCGACGGCGAAGTTCCGCCGCGTGCGAATCTCGTAGCGCGGATCGGCGACCACAGGCACGCCGATGTCGAGCGAGCCAGTCGCGGCGGACTCAACGGCGGCGGCGCCGCCCATCTGGATCTGCGTCTGCAGCGCAGCGGCGCCGGTGGCGAAGGCAGCGGCCAGGCCGGCCATGCCGACCTCAACCGTCAGCCCGCCGGCGGCGATGGCTTGCGCCAGGGCGGCGGCAGTAAGCGGAATCGCCGTGCTCAGATCGGCCAGCGCCAAAGCGGCGGCGCCGGCGGCCCCAGCGAACAGCGCGCCGCCCGACAAGGTGCCGGAGCCGTCGGCCTGGCCAGCCCCCTGCCCCGCCAGCAGAATCGCCGTGTCGAGGCCGGCAGCGGCCGCGGCGGCCATGAACGCGTTGGCGGCGAAACGGATCTGGATGGTCAGCGCAGCACTCGCCGAGGCAGCGGCGGAACCGGCGCCAGAGAGGCCGGAGCCGGCCGTCAAACTGCCCGGCGCCGAGGCCTGCGCACCCGCGCCGCCGAGCAGCCGGATCGCTGTCGCCAGCGTGCCATCGGCAGCGGCCTGGGTGATGGCATGGACCGTCATGGTGATGCCGGTGGTCAGCAGCGCCGACGACAGCGCCTGGGCCAGGGCGGCGCCTGAGAACCTGATCATGGTCGAAAGCTGGCCAGCACCGGACGCTGCAGCGGCAGCGTTGCCGGCGAACGACGCAGCGCCGGAAGACATCGAGGCGCTGGCCGCGGCAACCGCGGCGGAAATGCCGGAGAGCGGAATGCCGGTCGACATGGAACCACTGCTTGTCGCCACGCCGAACGATGCGCCAGCGACCCGGATAGCGGTGGTGAGGGCGCCGGTGGCGGAGGCGTTGTCGGTTGCGGCGCCGGCGAGCTCGGCTGGTGCAGCGAGCGTGCCGGGAGGAATGGTCAGCAGCGCGACTACCGACGCAAGAACCGTCGATTGCGTTGTCGCGCTCTCGGTCCCGGTCGCGGTGATCGCCTTCTGGCGCAGCCTGGCTCCGGTGTAGTACGCATACGCTCCAGGCCCAGACTGCCCAGTTACCTTGGGCGTCCATCCGGATTCGTTCGCTGGATAGTCGGCCGACGACGTACTCAGGTGCGCATCGAGCGCAATCGCCAATCCATCTACAAGGCCATCGGCGCTGGCCGTTCCCGCGGTAGTGCCGCCGCCTGTTGCGTGTGCAAAGCCAAAGTCAGTAAGCCATGTGGCCGGGATGTCTTGCAAGAACGCAACTATCGCAACCACCCCGCCAACGATGCTCGTCGCAGAGAACGTCGGCGTAAATGTCTTTCCAGCCCCAGTCGAGGTAACGTCAGCTAGGCAAACTGACCCGCCCACAGAAACCGAAGTCGGAGCGCTATTGTTGATCGAGAAGGTGCCCGCGAAGGTGCTCCCCATCGACGCAACCACGGCATCAGGTGTGTCCGCGCTATCCGACAGCGCGAAGAATATCGCTGCCCCCTCGGCGTAGGTCGGCACCGTGATTGTCTGCGCCCCAGGAGTCGTCGTCTGGCCAAGGTCGAATACCTGAGGCGTACCGATGATGCTGGGCCGATAGACGAACGCCGCGCCATCGCCGACCGGAACCGCGGTGTTTTCTGCCAGGTCGGGTTCTGAGCCGATCGTGTCGTTCAGGCGGGTAGCGCCGGCCACCATCGGCCAATCGTGCAGTAGGCCAGAAGTGCGGACAGGTACCAGTGACCGGTACTCCGCGCGATGCTCGGCCTCGGTCAGCACCGCCGACCACATGCGCCAGCGGGCTACCGTGCAGTTGATGTAGCCGCTGATCTCGCCGTAGCCGCCGATCTGGAACGACCGCTCCCCGTTGGTGCCGGCCGTCGGCGTGAAGGAGAGGGACAGCACAACCACGCCATCGAGCAACATGCGCGCAGTCCCGGCGCCGTCATAGTCCAGCGCCAGCCGGTAGTCTTCATAGGCAATGAGGGAGAAACCGGCGCTCTGAACCGCCGTGCCGTTGTTTCCCCTGATCCGGATGGTGGTGCCATCAGCGTCAAGGAACAGGCCGAGGTAGCGCGTCCCAGCCGTGTCTCCGTACCGCGCTGCAACCAGCGTGTCCAGATTGACATCGGCCTCCATGCGCAGCAGACCGGCGACCGTCCAGGCCGCCGTCATTGCCGGGCAGGTATGCCCAAGCGGCTCGTGGATGTAGATCGCCTGGAGGTCGGTGTTGACGCGAATGGTCACGGCCTGTCCTTGCCCACGAGCACCATCAGCCGGCTAGGCGCCGGCCTTCCGAGCGACAGCGATAGCCTCGGTCAGATCTTCTTCTGACTCGGCAGCCGCTGACGCAAAACGGTTCAGGTCGTCCTCGGTAAGGTGATCACGCCCCTCGGCCTCAGCCGCATCGGCGGCAGCAAGCAAGTGAGCGGCGAATTGCCGCGCGGTTTCGATTTTCACTTGGTGGTCTCCAGAATGTTGCGCGCCTCGGACAGCTTGAATCGCGCCTCGAGGAGCAGTAGGCGCTGCTCGTTGGTCGGCGCCGTCTTGTTGCCACGGCGGGATTTGTCGAGCAGAAGGCGGGCGCTCCGTGTGAGGTCCCTAATTTGCTCGGCCGTCGATGCATCGATGGCGTGCTTGGCCAGGAGTGACTTGGCCTTGTGGTTGATGACCTCGACCTCGGTATAAGCCGGCGCCAGTTCAAACTCCCAGGAGCCAAAGTCGGCCAAGGTGCCGAAGCCAACGATGCTGGCACCACTGGCCCCCTGCATGGGCGTAGCCTGCGGCGTCGATGCGCAGGCACCCAGGCCGAGCACCGCGACGACGATCAGAAGTAGGCGGCGCATGCTAGTTGTCTGCCTGGAAGGTGGCGGCGCCGGCCGCGAAGGCTGGTGCGGCATCGCCGTTGTTGATCGTCTTGTTGACCGTCAGCGCGGCGTAGATCCAAACGTTGCCGGCCGAGGCCGCATCGGTGATCGCCCAGCAGACCACGGTGCCCCAGTTCGCTGTCGGCGCCGGGAAGGTAATCGCCCCGTTGTTGCTGGTGGTGCCGCCGGTACCGGAGCTGGCCGTGGTGCTGCCGGCGCTTTGCGTGCCGGCCCAGTTCGCCAGCGAGGCGGTGACCGCGACGCGCGCGTAGCTGCCGCCGCTGACTTCGGTGCCGGCAGCGCTGTCGGTCGGGCATGCCGTGTAAAGCGCCACGTAGTTCGTGGCCGGTGCGCCGAGCGCCTGGCCGCGCAGGACCGCATCGACGATCTTGTTCTCGGCGAAGTCGGACAGGGCCGCGGCCTGGGCGAAGCTGGCGACGGCCAGCAGGCCGGCAACCGCGACGAGCCGCATTTTGTTGAGCAGGGTCTTCATGGTTTTCCTCTCAGGAGCGCGCCAGCGGCACGGTGAATTCCAGGCCGTCCAGCGTCGGTTGTGGGTTTTCGCGGGCCGTGTAGGGCACGCCCGCGACCGCGAGACGATCGCCACGGCGCACCGCGGGGAAGGTCGTCGCGGCATAGCGCAGGCCGAATTCCGTCGCCAGGACTTCTCCGCCGATCATCGCCATGCCCGGCTGGTCGAAGATTGCACGCCCTGCAGCCGGCGCACCGGTTGCAGGCGTGTGCAATACATCGACGCCGAATTCGTCGTACATCAGGGCGATGTCGCTGGCGAAGTCCATCGACTTACTTCTTCGGCTCGGCGGCCTTGGCAGCCGCTTCGGCAGCGCGCAGCAGCGCCGAGCTGGCAGTGTTGGCTCCGCTCTTGTCGAAGTCGTCGGCCTTCGAGACATAGAGCGCGCGGCCGATGGTGACCAGCTGCTTCGCCACATCCTTGCTCGGTTCGCAGATGGCGCCCTGGTCTTCGTGGACGCCGCCGCGGTCGTCGGCGTAATTGACGAGGCAGCCCTCGGTGATGATTACTTTCGGCATTTCAGTTCCTTTCGCAGTTCGTTTGGTCCGCCTCGCTCGCGCCGGCCAATGCCGGCGCGAGCAGCGTGCTACGGGCGGGTGGTGTTATGCGGTGAGCGCATCCTTCATGGCGGCGAAGCTGGCGACGCGCCGGGCATTGACATCGACGTCCTGCAGGGCGACGACGCGCTTGGTGCCGGAGGTGGCGCCGGTGTAGGGATCGAGCATCACGTCGAGGCCGCCCCACATGGCGACGATCAGGTCGGACCAGTTGCCGAACATGATCGCCGAGCAGACCGAACCGGAAGTGCCCTTGACCAGGTCGCTCGGGATGGTGTTGGTGACCACGGCGTCGTACCCGAGTACATCGCCGACACCACGCTCGCGGCCGGAGGTCCACACCGCCTTGCCGTTGGTGCTGGCGAATTCCTGCGTCTTGCGCAGCTTGCCGCGCACCTTCGAGTTGCTCGCATAGGCCAGGTTGCCGGCGTCGGCATTGGCGGTTGCGACCGCGGTTTCCAAGTCGACCATCAGGTCGTAGGTGGGCGCGCCGCCGTTGGCGCCGCCGGCGACCGAGCCGATGCCGGACATGTTGAGCAGGCCGAGCGGCTGGTTGCTGGCACCGGAACCATTGAAGGTGGCGGCCTGGATCGTCTGGCCGAGAATTGCGGCCAGGTCGGCGCGGACGAAGGCCTCGACATCGAGCGAGCTCTGCAGCAGCAGACGGCGGCTGTAGTCGGTGAAGGCACCCACCGTCTTCGGCGAGAACGTCACCTGGCCAACGGTCTGCTGGCTTTCGGTCGGCGCACCGTTTTCCGCTACCCAGTAGCCGGTGGCACCGCCGGTCTGGCTCGGGATGGCGATGTTGCCGTTGAGGTCGCGCAGCCAGGTGATGCCGAGCTTGTCGAGCACCATGGCGTTGCGCAGCAGCTCGATGAAGCTGGAACCGAGCAGCTCGGTGGCCACCAGGTTGCCGCCGGCGGTCGGGGTGCCGACCACCAGGTCGCGATAGACCGCCAGCGCTTCGCTGCTGGTGCGCTGGGCGCGGGCGATCAGTTGCTGGGCAACGCGGCCGGCCGTGGCGGCATCGATGCCGATGCCGCGAGCGAGCACGTCGACCGGGATTGTGATGGCCGCCTCGCGCGTTTTGTCGCGCGAATCACCGCGCTTGTCCTGCGCGGCGCGCGAGCACTCCATCTCGAACGGCGCCAGCTTGGCAGCGTGCACCGGATCGGCGGCGGCGAGCAGCGCGCGGCAGAAGCTGAACTGCTTCACATCGCGCTCGCTCATGCCGATCTCGGCAGACTCGGCCGGCTTCAGCTTGCCGGTATCGACCAGCTTGTCGGTGACCAGCTTGCGGAAGGCGTCGATGCTGACACCGTCGTCGATGGCCTTGTCAGCGGCGGCATCCATGTGGAACTGGCGACCCATGGCGCGGATCTCGCGAGCGCGTTCACGCTCGGCAGCGAGCGGGTCGGCACCGACCCGGATGTCGGCAGTACGTTGCGTGGCGGTGGTGTCGGCCGCCGGGGTTTCTGTTACGGCTTGGTTCATGGAGATATCTCCTTGGGTTGCGGCCCTGGCGGCCGGGATGGCCACCACGCGGTAATGCGGGGTGGAGTTCTGCTTGTCGTCGGTGGCGGCGCGGCCGAGGCCTACGCTGGCATCGGCGGGGATGTCGACCGGCGAGATCTCGAATGGCGTCCAGTCGGTGACGCGGTACTCGTCCGGCTTGCCTTCGCCGCTGGCCTTGACCAGGACGCGCTCGTTGATCATGTAACCGATGCTGACGTTCTTGACCAAGCCGTCGGCGATGTCCTGGCGCAAGTCGGCCAGCGCCTCCCGACGGCTGATGACGATGTCGGCCATGAGGCGGCTGTCTTCGATCCAGGCGCGTTCGACGGCGCCGATGCCGGCCAGCGGCGTGTTGCCGACGGCCGTGTAGCGATCATGGTTCGCCAGCACCGGCGCGCCGTCGTTGAGCCGAGTCAGGTCGACTTCGCCGGCCTTGTGGCCAAGGACCTCCAGCCACGGATCGTCCCACCACGAGGTGCGCAGATAGGGCGTTTCGGATGAGACCGACAGCCGCAGACGCAGCAGGCCATCATCAGCCTGGCCCGCCTCGGCGGTGCGGATCGTAAGCGTGGCCGGCAGCGACCGGTGCAGGGTGCCGTCGATGCGGCTGCGTTCGCCTGGTTGGTGTTGTGCTTTCATGTTCCCCTCTCAGTTCATGTCGCGCACGGCGACCATCGGACGGCGCAGAAACTTCTTTGCCACCTCGTCCTCGGCGGCGGGATCGTCTTCGGTAGTAGCCGAGGCAGCGGCAGCGGCCGGCTCCACGGGACCGTACAGCTCGTCCTCGATCGCGATCTCCTCGGCGACTTCGTCGGGGTCTTCGCCGCGCTCGAGGATGATTCGCTTGCGGCTGGTGAGCTTCAGGCGCAAGTTGATTTCGTTGGCGTTTGCGGCCTTGACCGGATCGAGCGGCGACCAGCGGCGCGGCACCCAGGAGGCAGCAGCCTTATACATGGGCAGGCGATCCATCTTCAGGGCGGGCGTGTTGAGCACCAGGTACGGCAGCGCGGCGCTGAATACCTGGGCGTGCAGCCAGCGAATCAGCCTCGCCTGGATGCCCTTGTAGTGTTCGCGCTCCCCGACGATGCCAACCTGGGCCGAGGAATAATTCACCGACTCCAGGTCGTTGCCGATCGTCACGTAGGACATGCCGCGCGCTGCCGACCAACCACGCAGGTGGCTCTTGACGTAGCTGCTTGCATCGACGTTCGGCCACTTGGACTCGAAGGCCCGGAAGTCGTAGCCCAGCGGAATGGTGTCGAACTGGCCCGGCACGGTGGTCGAGAACTTCTCGGCCGCGGCGGTGATGGCCTGGATCTCGTCCGGGGTGAGCACCTTGCCGGCGGCCTTGGCACTTTCCAGCACGCCAGACACGATGGTGTCGGCGAAGCCGGGTGGCGCCTCGCCGGTAGGACTGACGAAGAAGCCCTGCCGCTTGGCGGCATTGCTGCTGGCCACCGAGGCGGATTCCTCGAAGTCATTCAGCAACCAGAGGCGGCGGGCGCCGGCAGCCAGCCATGGATAGCCACGCAGCTGCCCGGTTTCACGCTTCAGGAAGAAGTGGCGGATCTGGTCGGCCGGCACACGCACATGACGGCCGACAGTAATCAGGTCGGACGCCTGGTCGCCGGTGCGGCACATCTTGAGCCAGTAGGCGACCGGTTTGCCGTCGTCGTTGATCTCGACGCCCATGCGAACACGGTTGCCGCCCCAGTCGCGGCGCAGCGTCACATCCAGCAGATCCGGGTCCAACATCTGGATCTGGAAGCCCATCGGCCCCGCGCCGGGCCGCAGGCGATACAGCAGTTCGCCATCCTGCGGCAGGCTGGCTAAGGCCATCGTTTCGACATCCTGCCAACACAGGCCCGAGACTTCACAGTCCTCGCCCCAGGTGGTGAAGGCGCCCTCCAGGCGATCATTGGGAACTTCGTCGTCGGAGCCGTTGCGCTTGGTCATCCGCATCTGCAGGCGAATGCCGGCGTCGCCGAGCACGTTGTCGTCGAGCTGCAGCAGGTAGCGGATGGCCCACTCGTTGTTGCGTGCCATGGCGCGCGCGCGCGCCCGCAAGGTCGGCAGTTGCCGGGCGAGATCTTCGTTGATGGCGGCGGCGGTGGTCGGCCAGGAGTCGGTCCAGGCCGGCGTCTCGGCGGCCTCGAAGCTGCGGCCAGCGCTGCGCAAGTCGTTGAGGTGATGCTGGTGAGCCTGGACGGCAACGCTACGCACGGCGTTGTCCAGCCAGGCAGCACGATCGGCGGCGGATTCTTTCGGTGGGAGGATGCGGTCCAGGAAGCTCATGTCAGAACCGGACCTGCACTCGGCCTGGCGTGCCGCCATCGAGCACTGCCTGTATGGCGCGCTCGCGTGCTACTTCCCGCTGCAGCTGCTCGATGAGGTCGGCGATTTCCTTGACGCTGCGGAACTTCATCACGCGGCCGGCAATGTCGTACTCGGCGACGTGGGCCTTGCCGCTGGCCAGGTACGCGGCGCGGGCAGCCAGCGCATCGTCCAGAGAGCGCGCCGAGATCGAGCGGCCATCGAAGGTTGTGGCGGCGGCGAGGTTCGGCAGGATGGTGACCTGGTCACTGGCCAGGGTGTTCCGCTCGGTACCCTTCTCGACCCATGAGACGAGCGTGGCGGTGCCGGCGACCCAGTTGGCGGTGTTCGCTGCGGACAACGCCACTGCGTGGTCTGCGCCGTCCGCCGTGGTATCGATGGCAACCGCGGTGCCGGTCGGCCACAGCAGGCGGAACTTCAGTACCCAGCCATCGGCCGCCGAATACGCGGCGAGCGACTCGGTCCAGGAGACGGAATCGCCAGCGCGGAAGGTGGAAGGTGCAAGCATGGGCCGCATGCTGCGCGGCCGAGGGGTGACATTTCTACCGGAAGAATGTCACCCCCCCCTACACAGGCGGCGCAGGCGCTTCGCATGACGTACCGAGACGCCGAGTTTTTCGGCTAGTTGCGCGGCGCTGATATCGGCGTCGAGGTCCGCGAGCGCTTCCAAGCGACTGCGTTTCCGGTTGTTGGCGCGGACATAGATCTCGCTTGCGCCGAACGTCAGGCTGGCCAACGCGGAGAAACGCGCCCACACCTCGGGCGGTACGTCGGGCATCTCCCGCCGGGCGATCTCCAGTAGATCGTGGAGGCTGTCACCGCTGGCCATGACGCTGCGCCTTGCGGTTCTTGAGCATTGCGGCCAGGTGAGCGCGCGCGACGATGGCACGCTGATCCACTGCCGCAGGTATCGCGTCCTCTTGCGATTCGACGACGGCGGCTGGCTCGGGCTCCGGTGCCTCCGGTGTAGACGTCTGCACTGGATCGGGTGGCAAGATCGACCCCTGGCGCAGCATCAGCTCGGCGATGTCCCACTGCGCAGGCCGGCGCAGGTGCAGGCGCAATGCCCGGCTCAAATAGAGGTTGTACACCGCGCAGTCGAGGCCCTCCTGCCGGCGATCGGTGCGCGGCTTCCAGGTGCGGCGCTTCGGGTTGGTCCGCGAGGGCACTTTGATTTCCGACAGCAGCTGCTCGTAGAAGTCGGCGCGCACGCCCTCGTACCAGTGCATGCGGCCCGGTCCGGAGCCGGTCAAGCGCACACGCCCGCCCTCCTGCGCCCAGCCGAGGATCAAGTCCTTGGCCTTGGCGGTGCCGACGATATGGATCTGCACGCCATGCCGGCTGGCCTTGGTGCTGCGATTGTTCGGGTCGATCGGCTTGGGTGGTGTCCAGATCTCCACGCGCCCCTCGGCGTCGGGCGCGCCCTTCAGCGCCAACACCGGGCGACCCGGACGATTGTGGCGCCGCACGAAGGCGTAGCTGGCATCTGAGGTCTGGCCGTCCGAACAGTCGATGCCGCAGGCGGCGATCGGCAACTGGGCGCCGGTGGCGTGCAGCACCGTGCGCTGGAGCAGCTGCTCCAGCTCAATCCAGGCGCCCTGGTGCGCGACCACCGTCTGGCCGTACAGCTCGCCCCAGTAGGTGAGCCACGTCTCTTCCCCGCGGCCGACTACCCAGCATTGCACCGCCAAGCGATCGTGCTGCACGTCGACCGAGAGCAATGGCACCAAGGCGCCGGCCGGTACCGACCACTCGGCGTAGGCCTCGGCGCGCTTGCGCAGTTCGTCTTCCTCGGGTAGCTCGCCGGAGTACTCCCAGCAGCGGCCGCGGGTGGCATTCCAGAAGGCGACCATCTCGGTCGGGTCGCCATGGTCCATCAGATGCTGCGCACGCAGGAACTTCTCGGCGAGCACCGGCACGCGGGAGCCATCGAAGACGCTCTGCATCTCGTTGCAGTAGAAGCCGGGGTCTGGCGACTCGGCCGTCGGTTCCCATCCGTAGTACGGCTCGACGCGTGCCGCGGCGCGGATGTTGGCGATTCGTTCATCGTCGGTCCATATCCCGCCGCAGTGCGGGCAGGCGTAGTAGGCGTCCTCGAAGCGGGCGCGACCATACACCTCGCGCACCGGATAGCGCTGGTCGATGTCCGGCGCTGCCAGCTCCTCGGCGGTCAGCGCCAGGCCGGGAATGACGACATGCTCCCACTCGACCTCATGGCGCTCGCCGCAGTGGTGGCACGGCACCATGAACCGGCGCTGGTCGGTGGTGCGCATTTCCTTTTCGATCTCGCTGGCACCCTTGGCCGTCGGCGTGCCGCCAATCAGCTCGAAGCTGTTGCGGATCGTCTTGCCACGTTCGCGCAGAAGCGCGATCGCGTTGCCCTGCCCTTTCACGTCCTTGTTGGTATCGTCCGGCTCCTCGACGATGCGCACGCGAGCGCTGGTCGACTTCACGTCCGCCGGCGAGTTCGAGGCGACGAACTTGATCAGGCCGCCGGCGTAGTGCTTGCGCGTGGTGCTGTTGCCCTCGCTCCGACTCTTGAGCTTGATGCGCTTAGCCAGGACCGGCGTCGCACGCACCATCGGCGCGAACTTCTCGGCGTCGAAGTCCTTGGCGGACTTTTCGCGCGGGAACATCACCACCTGGACGCAGGGCTCCCAATGCACGTGGTAGCCGAGCACGTTGCAGACCACGCCCGCGGTGTAGCCCTGCTGCGCAGCCTTCTGGACGATAACCCGCCGCACCTTCTTTTCGCCGCACGCTGCCAGGATGCCGCGCAGCGCTGGAGTGTTTTCGAGCTGGTAGGCGCCTGGGTAGTCGTTGGTCTCTTCCTTCGACAGGATGCGATGCGTCTCTGACCACTCGATCATGGTCATGGGCGGCGGCGGCGCCAGCTCGGCGAATACCCGCCGCAGCATGGCATCGAGCGCGGCAGTCGCCCAGGCGTTGACCGGGATCTCGGCCACCGCGTTCACTCGCCATCCTCGCCGTCTTCCAGCGCCTGGGCGTCAGGCCACTGCGACAGGCGCACCAGGAAGGCATCGAACGCCTCGGACAACAGCGCCTCGCTCTCCTCCGGTTTCTTGCCGAGCACCTCGCGCGCCAGGCGCGCTGGCTCGTTGCGCAGGGCCGCCCGTGCCGCCACCATTGCTGCCCGCAGCTTCGGCTCCAACTGGTCGGCAGGAATCAACTGGCCGCGCCGCTCGGCGTTCTCCATCTCGATCTTGTCGGCCTGCACCCGCGCCAGGCGATCCTGCGGCCGCTCGGCCTGCACCTTCTTCACTTCCCGGTCGACCAGCCAACCGATGCAGGCCTCGGTCTCGTATTCACTCGGCACGCCAGGCCCGCCGCGCAGCGCAACAGGGAACCCCTGCTCCTGCCACTCGACCACCGTCTTCGGAGCCACCCCGAAGACCGATGCGATATTCTCCTGGCCTACGATGCGCACGACTTACTTACCTCCCATGCGCCCAAAGAACTGGCGAAAAGATGCGCTCGTTTCGCGCCGTGTGGGGAGGGGCCAGGAAGGACCCGCGACTGGCATCAACAAGGTCATCACCTTATGTACCCCCGCAGCACAGACCTAAGCTCCCGTTTGAAATTGGCATCTAACCTCTTGAGCATCACTGCTCTAACCAGGGCGTTGAGCTTCTTGGTGTTGAACATCTGCGGCACGTCGATGGTGTTAAGGGCCTTGATGGGCAGTCGGCTCTTGCCCTCGCGAATGAAGACGGTGCGGCCGTCATTGCCAATGAAGGCGCCCTTGATCATCTTCTTGCCGCCCGTGCGCTTGATCTGGAAGCGCACCTGATTCTGTGTCCCATCCTTGGCGCGACGCCTACCCTCGGCGAGCGTTACCTTGCTTTCGACAAAGGCGATCAGGTTCATGGACCGCCCCTTGCCGCGCTTGGTCGCTTCCAGCACAGCCTCGAAGCGCAGTGCGCCTCCCTTGGCTGATGCGCGCTGGATGTCTAGACGATCCTTTGCTTTCCCGATGCTGATGTTGAATTCTCGGCTGATCGAGCGCGCCATCTCTGTCTTGCCTTGCTCGACCGTCTTATTGAGCGCACGCACCATGGCCTTATTGCCGACGTCTGCACCAACGCGCTCGAGCTGGGCGGCTACCTTCGGGAAGTTGTTCCGGATGCTGATCACGTTCCCGCTCATCGCCGCTTCATCCTCTTGGCCATTGCCGCTTCGTCATCGGATTGCCGAATGACCATGTCGCTCGCCGCCACCTCGTTGCCTGGGAGAAAGCGCTGTCCCACTACTACACCGCCCTCCATTGCAAAAGTGACCTTCACCTCGCCGAACACGGCGCGCGCCTCTTTAACCCACGCCGCCACCTGAGGCATTACCGCGCGACGATTGATGGCAGGATCGTCCTCGCAGGCAGCCTGCCGTCGGCATGCGTACTCGCGGGAAAACGACTTGATCGTTTCCTGGTCGCCCGCATCGATCGCCTTGCGCACCGCAGCCCCGACCTCGAGGACGCGATCCCGCGGCCACTTGAACCGGGCGGCGACAAAGCGCAGGTCTTCGCGCAGCTGATCGATCATGTTCCCAACCTCACCGAGGTCGGGCAGAGGTTAGGAGCCTCAAAACCCTGAGCCCATGCCGCTCTTCCTAACCTTCCTAACCTTCCTAAGGTGAAAATGGGCAAGCGCGCGCGCCCGCGCACGCAGGCCTGTGCGCTCGCACGCCTACACGCGGGTGCGCACGCCCACGCGGGGAAATGAGTCGGGAAGGTTAGGAAGGTTGGGAAGACGCCCGCCCAATGCGGCTCTACAGGTTCCCAACCTCTGCCGACCCTTCCCCACCTCTTGGCTTCAGAAGCCGACATAGCCGTGCTCCTCATCCTGCTGCGCGGGCGTGCCGGACGTCGAACTTGCCTCATTTCTCGCGGGAGGCTTGTACCAGTACCGAACCATGCCATTGCGGCGCTCTTCCCTGGTGCAGCCGAGCTTGCGCAGGGCAATACCAAGGCGGGTATGCATCGCCGGGGTGAGCTTCGATGCATCCATTGGCGGCTTCAAGCCATTCGTTGCCGCCTCGTACAACGTGAAGTTGGATATCTGGGCATACACCCAGTCGTGCAGGCCATCGACCAAGTCGTCCTGCTGTTCGATCTTGAGCTGCTCAGGGTCGAACCATTGCTTCTGCTCTTCCTGCGTCGGCCAATAGCGCAACCCGGCCTTGACGTAATGCACCGCCTCGGCCCACAACTGGTCGCGCTCGGCCCGCAAAGCGGCGACATCGATCTCATCGACCAGACAATCCACTGGCCACAAGCGCCGGCCGCCGGTCGGGTCCTTGTTCCACTCATGGTCGTTGGTAGTGCCGCCGAAGACCACCTGGCGCGGCGCCTTAATCTCCCGCCGACCATAGACCGGCCGATACTCGTCGATACGCCTGGACAGGAAGGACTTCTGCCTTTTCTCTTCAGAGCGAGCCAACGCACCCAGCTCGGCGATCTCGTAGATCAACTTGCCGCGCAGGGCCGACATGGCGTCCTTGTGGCCGAGATCGAGATCTGTGTCACCAAACCAGGCCGGGCTGGCCAGCACCTCGAACGCGGTGCTCTTCTTCTTCCCCTGCGGCCCCGCCAGCACCAGGCAGTAGTCGAACTTCGCCCCAGGCTGCAGGATTCGCTTGACAGCGCCCATCAGCCACCAGGCCGACACCCGCTTCGAGTAATCCGAATCCTTGACGCCCAGGAAGCGCGTCAGCCAGGTTGTCAGGCGCTTCTGGTTATCCCACTCCAACCCATTGAAGTAGTCGCGCACCGGATGGTAGGCGTTGGCGCGCGCGATGACTTCCACCGCCTCGGCAATCAGGTCCGAGGACGGCGTGAATTTCCACTCTGGGTCGAATGTAGCCAGCCACATCGCCGCACGGGAATCATCGGTCGCATCCCACTCCCCAACCGAGCCTCCGGCGAAGGGTGGCGGCTTTCGCTTGACCACGCACAACGAGAATTCATCGTAGGCGATCACGCCCTTCCATTCCGGGCGGTGGGTCAGCACCTGATAGACATTCGACAGGCAATTCTTCAGCCCATCCCTGCCCCACACCAGGTCGGGAATCCATACGCCCTTCCCCTCTGTGCCCGCGTCAGCTTTGGTAGGGGTAGAAGCCGGTTCTGAATCCGCCACAGGAGGCGGCACCAACCGAGCCTTTTCCCGGATGTAGGCCTCCAGGGTCGCGGTTGTCCAACCCTCTTCGATCGCATCGGCGATGTCCCAGCCATCCGGCTTCTCACCACCAGGTAGTGGGATCTCGATGCGCCAGACCTTGTATCCCAGCGCATGCAGCTGCTCGGCCACTGCCGCCATTGCCTTGGTGCCAGGCTGCTTGTCCTCGGGCAGCAGCGGCTTGGAGGCTGGGTCGACGCCGGACTCCTTCTCTTCCTTGGTCAGCTTCTCGCGCTGCGAGTCGCAATCCGGCCACAAGATCGCTTTCTTGACCTGGCGGTCGGCGAGCGAACTGAAGTCCGCCTTATGCACCGCCTTGCAGCCGCCCGGCCATGACATGGTTGCCAAGCCGGGCAGCTCATTGTGGCCAGCGTCGCCGCACTTCTCGCCCTCGACGAATAGCAGCGTGGCCTCGGGCTTCTGTGCCGCCCGGTCCAATCCGTAGAGTGGCCGGTGCTCGGGGTCGAACGACAACCACCGCCATTCCGTCTTGCCCGTCTTTTCGTGCCTGGCGTAGCAAAGCGGCACATCGTCCTTGCCGCCATCGACGGTAGGAATCCGGCAAACGTAGCCAATCAGCTCGCCGGCCGCCGTCCGATACTCAAATCGCCGCGCCCACCGGCCGAGCCTTGGGTGAGCCACAGGAGGTTCGCCGGCATCGTCAGGCACTGGCCAGAATGGCTTCCACCAGGTGCGCGGCTCCTTTTCCTTCGGTGGATCGGCTGGTGGCGGCGCCGGCTTGCGCGCGGCCCGCTTGCCCTTTGGCTTGCCAGTTTCCGGAAGGGCCACACCCACCCGCTCAGCGCACTCTACCGCCGCCTTCCCCTGGTCGCCGGCATGGAAGAGATAAGCGTTCAGCGACACCAGGTCGCCGCCCCTGTCGTCGGTCGCGAAGTCGGCCCAGTGGCCGTTGATCACGCTGACCGAAAACGACCCGATCTTGCTGTCGCCCCGCAACGGATTGAGCGCCTTCCACTCCGGGCCCTCGCGGCGACCATAGGGCAGCCATTCCCGCAGTAGTTCATCGGCGCGCGCCAGGCAGGCCGCGGCTATCTCCGCGAACGGGAGCGTCCCTTTCGGTTGGGTCATCCGAGCCTTCCGCTCTTGCGGTTCCGGCGCGCCTGCCAGTCATCGCGGCAGTCCGCGTCGCACCAGCGGTGCCCCTCGGGAACGGCTGCCGAGCAGTTCAGGCACAACCCGACGGCTTCGACCTCATCCGGTGCTGAGCTTGAGCGAGAGATAGCGGCATCAACTGCGATCTGCGCCACCTCGTTTGCCTTGGCGATCACATCCACGATCAAGCCTGTCCCTTGATGCGCTCCAGCGTCGCCAGGGCGGTGACCAGCGTCTTCGTCGATTGTTCGACCACCGAGGTCAGGCGATCCACTTCCTCGGCGCGGGTGACTGGCTTGATGTCGTAGCCGCACTCCCGGCCGAGGAACAGCATCACGGCATGGCACCCGACCTCGGCTCCTCGCCGCGCCAGGTACAGCACCTGGGCGGGCGAAAATCGCTCACGCCGCTCGGGATTCAGGCACGCGTCCATCAGGTTGTGGGCGTCGCGCGGAGGCTTGTCCGGCCACATCTCGACGGCCACCTTCTTTCGGCCGCCCAGGACCCGAATCACCTCATCGAGGGCGTCTTCAATTCGTTCGTGGAACAGGGCGCTCTGCATGGATTACCTCGCATTACCTAAAGTAGGTACCCGTAGGTACAGACCGAAATGGCGAAAAAAAATAGGCTGTCGGTGCTTTGAACACCGACAGCCGGAAGCTCGGCTTGCTCCGAGGGAGGAGACGAAGTGAGGAATGAATCGAGCGCCATGCATCACGCCGCCTGCTGTTCCGTTTCAGCAGGACTCGTGAAGACGTCCGGCCTAACCACCCGGAGAAACATCAGGCGCGCCGGCGGAATCCTGTTCCGCGCTACCCACATAGAGACGGCCTGACCGGTGCGCATATTGCACAAGCCGGCCACCTTGGCAGGGCCTCCGAGGTCCTTGATGACGCGTTCAACATCGATATCTGGTTCCATGGGCGACGATTGTAACCATAGTTACCATGCGGTCGTCAACCATACGCACGGCTTTTTGCGTAACGATGGTTACATGGAAACAAAGGCCAGCCGCATAAGGAACCTTCGGACCGCCGCCGAACTGACTCAGCAACAGGTCGCTGATCACGTTGGCGTCAGTCGTGCCGCCGTAGCCAAGTGGGAACTCGGCAACACCAAGGACCTGAAACCAGCCCACCTCTTCAAGCTCGCCGACCTCTTCCAGGTCGATGAGCGCCAGATCGTATTGGGCGGCCCAACCAAGGCCGGCGAAGGCACTGCCAAGGTCAAAGCGCTGCCCAAGCGAATTGACGAACGAATCAAGGAAGCGGTCCGCCTGATGGAAGCAACGGACGATCGTGGGCGCGACATCGCGCTCGCCGGGCTCAAGGGAGCGCTGTCAGGCTACGTTCCAAAGGCAAAGCAAAACCGTTCCAGTTAATCCTGTTCGCGGAATTTGCCGCGAGCCGAGCCTAGCCAATACAATGCCATATGACAATTGATCCGATAGGACTAATGATGCGCGCATTTCCACGGCAGGCCAGGCGGGCACTGGGTGTAATCGCCGCCGGGCTTATGGCCGCGTGTGCTGGCACGCCGTTCAATTGGGAAACCGCCAGGCAGATCCGCGAAGGAATGACCGAGCAGGAAGTCACGGCGCTAATGGGCGCGCCCTACGCCGTGAAGGCCACAGCAGAAGGCCAGATCTGGGTATGGAGCTACGCGGACAGCTTCAGTGGTTCTAAGTCTGTCTCGGTCGTCATGAAGTCAGGCCGCGTCGTCAAGGCGCCACCAATTCCCCAGGCATTCAAGTAGCCGGCCCTCCCCTCCTCCCCTGACGAACCCGCCTCTCGGCGGGTTTTGTTTGCCCTGCGGCGTAACCATAGTTGACACCGGAATTATCGGTAACTATAGTTACGCCACTTTTAACGCCTATCGGGAGGAATCATGGCACCACGCTTCAAGCGCCCCACCCTCGAAGACTTGATTGTTCGGGGCCGCATCTGGACGAGCGCAGGCATCGCCCTGGTCGTCCTTCTGGCCACCTACGGCCTGGTCGACAAGATCACCGGTCAGTAGCCATGGTGACCCGGCATTCACCGGTCCAGCAGTACCGCCAGGCTCTCCAGATCGCCAAGGACAACAACATGCTCGTGGTGGAAAAGGACGGCCGCTACATCGTCTATCGCAAGAACCCCGATAACCCTGCCCGCAACTTTTACCTCGGCGCTTGCAGCAGCGCCGGGGCGCTGTTCAAGAAAGTTTCCAGCTGCGCGTCCCACTAATTGGAGCCCATATGAGTCGCCTTCAACAACAACTCGCTGCCGACTTGCGGCGCGACCAGAACGCCGCCTGGGCAATCCTCCAGGCAGCAGCAACCAACCTGACCGCCGCCGAGATCCTGGAGGGGAGACTGCGCGAGGCCGGCTTCGCCGCCGCCGCCCAGGGGCACATCGACGAACACGGCTGCGTCGCCTTGGTCTTCGTGCAGGCGGCGCTGGCCAACGTCCTGGCGTGGCTTGATCACAACGCCGTCGAGCGCCAGGCGGTCTCCCACGTCGATACCGACCACCTGGCAGTGCACACGTATGCAGTTTGGGTGCACGGCAAGGAAGTATCGCTGGCGGTCTGCGCTCAACTCGACGAGTCGCGGCCGTCATGACCGCCGCAGTCGTCCCGATGCGACCGCGCGCCATCGACGCACTGCAACCCGCTATGCGCGAGATCGAGCAGCACCCGGAGTGCGGCCTGATCATCGACTCGGCCTCCGGCCGCGCCAAGGTGTGGCCCAGGCAGTGCGCCGTGCCGCCCGGTTGGTACCGCTTTTCCATCAACGTCAAATCACCGAGGAACCCATCATGAATGCACCGCTGCCCCCCGATGCGGTTGCCGTCGCGCGCGCGCCCCTCTCAGCCTTCGCGCCGTCGGCCACCAACCGCAAGCACAACGAGCAATCCCTCCAGCAGCTCGACGCGTCGATTGCTGCCGTCGGCGTCATCCAGCCGATCACCGCCCGCCCTTGGCCGGCCTCGCGCGGCAAAGCACCGGCCGGCGTGGTCTACGAGATCGTGGTCGGCGAAGGCCGCTGGCTGTCCAGCGATCGCACCAAGCAGCCCGACATTCCCTTCTTCTGGCGCGAGCTGACCGACGAGCAGGCGCTTGTGCTGCAGCTGACCGAGAACCTGCACCGCACCGACATCACCGCGCTCGAGGAGGCGGCCGACTATCGGCGCCTGATGAAGGACCACGGCCACACCGTCGAGCAGTTGATGAAGCAATTCGGCAAGACCAAGGCTTACCTCTACGCCAGGCTGAAACTACTGGACCTCTGCCCCGGCGGCGTGAAGTACTTCAACGATGGCAAGCTCGACGCCAGCACCGCCCTCCTCATCGCCCGCATCCCGGACGTCAAGCTGCAGGAGGCCGCCGCCAAGAGTATCGCCACAGGGTATGGCGACGGCCCAATGAGCTATCGCAATGCATTCAACCTCATCCAGCGCGAATACATGCTGGAACTCGATCGCGCGCCCTTCAGCCGTAGCGCGATCGACCTACTGGCCTCCGTTGGCAGCTGCAAAGACTGCCAGAAGCGAACCGGCAATGCCAAGGACCTGTTCAGCGACGTCAAGAGTGCAGACATCTGCACCGACCCGAGCTGCTACCAGGCGAAGACCGAGGCCCACGTCGCCAACCAGAAGAAGCTGGCCAAGACTGAAGGCCGCAAGATCATCGACGGCGCCGAGGCGAAAAAGATCAAGCCCCACAGCTACTCGGACGATCTAAATGGCGGCTACGTGGATCTCGACAAGACGATCTACAAGAACGGCAAGAGCACCACGATCCGGCAGGCACTCAAGGACGAAGCGCCCAAGGCCGACCTGCTGATCGACCCCACCCGCAACGGCACGATCGTCGAGGTGGTGCAGACCGCGACGATCAAGGACCAGCTCAAGGCCAAGGGTTACGACGTGATGGGCGTCACCAGCACCCGCGGCACCAAGAGCGACAAACAGCGCGAGGAGGAGCGGAAGCTCAAGCAGGAAGCCACCTATCGCCGCCGGCTCTACGACCAGATCCGCAGCAAGCTCACCCTCACGCTCACCGACGAGACCTGCGACGGCGGCCCGCTCCGCGACGAAGAGTACCGCCTGGTGACCAGCCGCATGTTCGGCCTGCTGGGCTTCGATACCAGCAAGCGCCTGGCGCAGTTCTGGATCGGCCCCACCGACGAGAAGCAGGAGGGCCACGAGCTCGTGCGCGAGCTGAGCAAGCAGATCCCCAACATGAAGCGCGCCGACTGTGCGCGGCTGCTGCTGGAAATGTCCCTGGTCGGTGAGACCTTCGTCAGTGGCTACAACCACGGCAAGCCGGACCACATGCTGGACATGGCTGCCTCGCTCGATATCGACGCCGCCGCCATCAAGACCGCCGTGATCTCCGAAATGCGCGAGAAGGCCAAGCCCAAGGCCGCCAAGAAAGTGCAGCCGAAGACTGCACAACTCAAGACGCACCTGTTGGCGCTGCAGATCGGCGAGCGCGTGCGGGTCATTGATGGCGCCAAAGGCCCCACTGGGCATTTCCGAAAGTGCTGCGGGAGGGTCGGAGTCGTCACCGCCGTCAGCAAGTCGAATGTCTGCTCCGTCGAGTTCGACCTCGACGGGAAGAAGAGCGTCGTGAGCAATCTGGGGTCTGGCGAACTTGAGCGAGTCATCGAGCCCACCGAACCAGCGGACACCACTAGCCAGCTTGAGATCGGCGATCGCGTGCGCGTCAATGCCACGGCCAAGTCCCCGCTTGGGTCCGCCAATATCGGCAAAGCCGGACACGTCACCAGCCTGTGCGGTGATAGCGCCTTCATGATTGCCTTCACACCCAAGGGCAGCACGCTCAGCTACCACCGCACCGAGTTGGACAAGCTCCCTGCCGACTCCACAGCCGCTTCTACCCCTACCAAAGCTGCGCAAGCGCAAGGGGTAAGTGCGAAACCGGCTGCGCCGGCCAAGACCAAGGGGAAAGCAGCGGCCGCGAAAGACCCGAAGGCAAAGGCAGGAACAGCGGCGCCGGCGGCGCCGAACGACCCGGCTGCGCCGGGTGAAAACCAACTGGGCAAGACGGCCTGGCCATTCCCGCCCGCCGCGAAGAAGACCAAGGCGAAGACGAAAACAGCGGCGCCGGCGGCGCCGAACAAGCCGGCTGCGCCGGCGAAGACCTCGAGCGAACTGAGGCCGGCCGAGGCCTGGCCATTCCCGACCGGGAACCGACCGGCGAAGGTCGAGCAGTCCGACGGCCAGGCGCTCGAGGCGGCTGGCCAGAAAAGGCTGGTGCCATGAGCGTCGTGATCATCTACGGCCCCCAGGGCTGCGGGAAAACATCGCTCGCCCAGCAGCTCAAGGCGCATTACGGCTGCGATCGGATCATCGAGGACTGGTACCCCAGCCGCCAGGTGGATCTCCAGGATGACGACTTGGTGCTAACGAATCTTGAGCCGCCGTTCGCTGTTCCGGGTGCGCTGGCAATCAAGTTCGCTGTCGCCAAGGCCGACCTCGAGGCGGGGCAATCATGAGCTACCTCCTCACGGCCTCCGCGCGCAAGCTCAACTTCCTCGATCCCCGGCCGGACGATATCCACATCCTCGACATCGTCGAGGGCCTGTCGAAGGAGAGCCGCTACAACGGGCAGTGCCGCGGCCTCTACACCGTGGCGCAGCACTCCTGGTTGTGCAGCCAGATCGTCGCGCCGCCCTACCAGCTCGAGGCGCTCATGCACGATGCGGCCGAGGCCTACTGCAAGGACATCATGACGCCGCTCAAGCAGGAGCTGCCCGACTACCAGGCCATCGAGGCGCGGATCGATGCCGTCATTCGCGCCAAGTTCGGCCTGCCGCTCTCCATGTCGCCGGCCGTAAAGAAGGCCGACCTGATCCTGCTGGCCACCGAACGCCGCGACCTGATGCCCCCCGACGACCCGTGGCCGCAGCTGGCCGGCATCGATCCCCTGCCGAAGCAGATCATCAACATGGCGCCACCGCGCGCGGCCGGCTTCTTCATGCGGCGCTACATCGAGCTGACCGAGGGAGGGAGACACCACCATGGATGATCTGCAATGGTCGGCGCGTGGCCAGCTATGCGAGCACCACGTGGATATCGGGGACGGCGCCCGGCGCACCTGCCGCATCGGCGTCTTCGAGACCCAGGAATATGCCGCCCGCGCCGCGGTGTGCGTCAATGCCTGCCGCGGCATCGATACCATGACGCTGCTCGCAGACGGCGTGGTGCCGTGGGGCATCAGCGAGGCCTTCGACCTGGTCGCCCACCTGTACCGCCAACGCGAATTCTCGGAGCGCACCTTCGGCCCTGGTGCGCGCACGCAAGGCGTCATCGGGCACATCCGCAAGGAACTGGCCGAGATCGAGGCCAAGCCAGACGACGTCGAGGAGTGGATCGACGTTGTGCTCCTGGCGCTCGATGGCGCCTGGCGGGCCGGCCACGCACCTGAAGCCATCGTCGCCGCCCTCCAGGCCAAGCAGAAGAAAAACGAGCGCAGGGCATGGCCGGACTGGCGCACCGCTTCCCCTGACCAGGCGATCGAGCACGTCAAGGAGGTCGCGTGATTCAGCCACAAGCCAACACCACGCTCAGCAAACGTGGCCTGCGGCCCGTGGCGGACCTGGCCAAGGACCGGCCGCACGGCGATCGGCTCAAATACCTCGCCGGCTGCCGCTGCAGCGACTGTCGGCGCGCGAACACCGACCACGAAAAAGCCAGAGCCATCGCCAGCAAGAACGGCGACTGGAACGGCATCGTCAGCGCCGAGAAGGCGCGCGCGCATCTGGCAGAGCTATCGAAGGCAGGCGTCGGCCGACGCGTGGTCGGCGATGTTACGGGCGTCGCCGACTCGGTACTCACTGAAGTCATTGCCGGCCGCAAGACGAACATCCGCGCCCGCACCGAGCGGCTGATACTCGGCGTCACGGTCGCAGCCGCGGCCGATCACGCCCTTGTCCCTGCAGCGGACACCTGGAAGCTCATCGACGAGCTGCTTGCCGACGGCCACAGCAAGGCAGAACTGGCGCGCCTACTCGGCTACAAGATGCCGGCACTGCAGCTCAGGCGGAGTCAGGTGACCGTCCGCAACGCCTACGACGTCAAGCAGCTGCACGAGAGGTTGCGCACCGTCGATGCCAAGCGGCCCCTGCGTCTGCTCGACTCCCTCGCGGCCGAGGGCTACACGCGCCGGATGATCCTTGATGGCCTGGCCAAGCTGGCAGCGAAGTTCGGCAAGGAACCTCCGGTCCTGACTGTCAGAGACGGTCGAATCCGCGCCGATGCAGCCCAAGTGGTCGAGCAGCTGCACGCCCAGTGGGTGGAAGCATGAAGCCGATCGCATTGCTGCTGCTCATCGTCCTGGCCGCCTGCGGTGGCAGTGGCAACAACCCGCCGAGCGATTCAACGGAGTGCCACAACGACGCAGTCACCGGCGCTCGGGTATGTACCAACACGAAAGGATCAACGAAATGACCGACCAAGTATCCATTCCGCGCGAGATCGCGCAAGAGCTCCTGGAACTGGCCGAAGAAGGGCGCGCCAATGCCCTGGCCAAAGTGCTGAGCGATGCCCTTGCCCAGGGGCAACAACCCGCTCCTGGCATGGTTCCGAAACCGGCGCCGTGGCCGGCCCCACCCGAGGCAACCAACGGCTACGACCCCAGGCTGTACAAGCTGGCCACCGAGAAAGGCTGGCGTCTTCCGAGCGTGAGCAATCCATTTCCCGCCCACTCCTGGAACGCCTACTGGGCGCAGTGCGAGCAACACGAACGCAACCCCGAGGCCGGCCGCCCGGTTCCACCGCACAGGTCGGCATGACAACACCCATCACCTTCCCCGCCCCAACCGCCAACTGGGGCGAGGTGTTGTGGCCAAACATTTCACGGGCGACCCCGGCGGCCCCCTTCGGCCGGGAACAAGCGAAAGGGAACGACATGCCTAAAGGCTCTACAGACATCGGCCAGCACATGCTCGAGCTGGCCCGCTCCCTGTATGAGGGCGCCACGATCACGCGGCAAGATATCGAGACGCGCTTCGGCGTCTCGCGAGCGACCGCAAAACGCTACATCGCACGCCTGGAGCAAGCCCTTCCTGTCACGGCAACCCGAAGCGCGCGTGCGCCAACTGTGCTTCGCCTTACCGTGAGCCAGTCATGAACGCCGACGATCTCTACAAGCTCGCTGAAGACCCGTCAGGCATGCACATCGAACCGTGCCCCGTATGCGGTGCTGATGCAACGCTTTGGCAATACAGCACGGACTTCAAGAACGGCCCGATCCACAAGGTGGTGATGTGCAGCAACGGCGACAGATTCGGACCGCAAGATGGCGTGATTAACGAGGGCTGCCTGCTTTACATGCCGCCGCCTGACTTCTATCGAGGGCGATTGGTCGAGGCGGTGAGCTTCTGGAACGAATACGCCAACGCACTGGGAGCGCAGCGACGCGGGCGGAACTGGAAACGGGCAAACGTTTTAAGACGGGCGACCCCGGCGGCCCTCTTCGGCCGGGAACAAGCGAAAGGGAACGACATGCATTACAGGAACGGCCGCGAGGCCAACAACGGCGACAAGGTTGTGCGGCTGGAGGGTGGCGTCATTGTCGCCTTCGGCACGCTGCAGGACGCAACGCCGGGCAACGACTACTGCAACGGCAACATCGTGCACGAGGGCGGGCACTCCACCTACGCCTGCATGTGCGACTGCCTGCACGTCGACGACGTCGCCGAAATGCTGGCGGAAAAGGGCCTGGACAAGCGCCCCGACGGCAAATAACCACCGCGTCAGCCATGTTCCTCACCACCGCCGAGATCGTCACTCTGACCGGCTATCAACGCCACGCGGACCAGCGGCGGTGGCTGACGGAACGGGCTTGGATATTCGAGACGGCGGCCACCGGCCGCCCGGTGGTGACCCGCTCCTATGCCGAATCAAGGCTAGGTGCAGCAGCCGTCCAGGCGGCGCCACCAGTGTCCGCTTGGACGCCAAATGTTGCATGCATCAGGAAGGCGGCATAAGCTATGTCCGTGGGCCGAAGACGACAAACCAATCACGACCTGCCACCGCGCATGCACCCTCCCAAGACACCGGGCGGGTGTTATTACTATGTGACCAGCACTTCACCCAGGAAGTGGATCAAGCTGCACAGGGACCTGGCCAAGTCCAGAATCATGTGGGCGCAGATCGAGAACGGCGACAGCGGCGACGGTGGCACCTTCGCCGCCGAACTGGACCGCTACCTGGTGTCACCCAAGTTCCTTGCCCTGGCCGATAAGACCCGCAAGCAGTACGAGAACGTCGCCAAGAGCCTGCGCCAGTGCTTCGAGGGCTCCACCCTGGCCATGATCACGCCGGCGCACGTCGCGATCTGGATGGACAACCATCGCTCACCGATCCAGGCCAACACCGGCAAAGCCATCATCTCGAACGTCTTCGAGATCGCGGTCCGGCACGGCAAGGTGAACGCCAACCCCGCCACCCCCATCAAGTACCACGCGATCAAGGGCCGCGACCGGCTGATCACCGACGCTGAGTACGCCGCCATCTGGAACGCAGCTGAAGAGCACGTGCGGATCGCCATGGATCTCGGCTACCTCACCGGCGCACGCATTCAGGACATCCTCGACATCCGGCTGCAGGACGTGACCGGGGAGGGCATCTACATCAAGCAGGGCAAGACTGGCAAGCGCATGCTGTTCGTGGCCTCGCCGGCGATCGATGACGTGGTGGCCAGGGCCAAGGCCCTACCGCGGCCGATCCGCGGCATGCACCTGATCTGCAACCGACGTGGCCAGCCGTATCGGTACGGCACCTTCAATGCGCACTGGCTCGACGCGGTTCGCCAGGTGGGCATCGAGGGCGTGCATTTCCACGACATCCGCGGCAAGGCCGCAACCGACGCCAAAGCGATGGGATTGGACTACCAGGCGCTGCTCGGACACACCACCAAGGCCATGAGCGACCGCTACATCAAGCAGCGGGAGGTGGAGCGCGTGGATGCCTTGCCGAGGGCCGCTTCTACAAAATTGTAG